CTTTAGACGGCAGATCTAAAGAAGGTCGCGCTGTTCGTAAGTTCCTAGTGGAGAACTCTATAAAATTCAAAACAACAAGTAGAATACCTGCCGAAGTTATAAATTTAACAAAAGAGCAAGGAGAATTCATTCTGCAGCAAGCGGAAGAGGGATTGTCTTCATTAGAGATAGCTAAGATAGTTTTTCCGTCTAGAAATGTAAAACCTCTGAGTTCTGAACAGAGGGTTGTCTTAGAGAAAATTAGAGAGGTAAACCCAGATATTTTACCCTCTCAAGATTCAGGAGCGTTAAATTCGTATATTTCCCCAAAATCGCCCTCACGAATCATAAAAAAAGTAAATGATGCTACGGGACTAGCATTAAACGAACAAAAACTCAATAGGCAGAAACAAATTTGTATAGAAAAGTTAAAAGTAAACCTTTCTAACTCTAGATTTTTAAAGATTATTAATAATTTTTTAAATGAAGAAGATCGAGTTTTGTTTGAGCATGAATTTGTTAGACTCACATGGGATAAACCAGATCTAACAGCTGATGAATTGAATCTTTATCTAAACGTTTGCAAGGAGGTTATAAACCTAGAGGTTATAAGCGCTCACCTAAATAAATTGAACAGTATGTTCGATGAAGCTGACGAGCAACAGGAAATGTCTATCCGCTTAGCTGAAATCATTAAAACTAAGAGTAGCGAGTATCATCAGTGCGAAACCCGCATTGAGAACCTCACAAAGAAGCTTCAGGGCGACAGGGGAGAGCGTATGAAGAAAATGCAGAAGGAAAACGCATCTTTTTTATCTATTGTCCAATTATTCCAAGAACAGGAAGAAAGAGAGACAATGGTCCGAATAGCTGAGATGCAAAAAGAATCAATAAAAGAAGAAGCTGAAAGGCTTGAGGGAATGGCGGAATGGAAAGCTAGAGTATTAGGAATAAGTCAAGAAGATGCAATTTAAATGTCAGGAGTGCGGCAGGGAATTTAAAAGCCGAAGAAGTCTACATACTCATGTAAAAGCTCATGACTTATTCGTGGGCGACTACTATGTAAAATATTATGCCCGTTTTGATAAGTTAACTAATCAACCGATAGAGTATAAAAATTACGATCAGTATTTCGCTACTGACTTCATCAACACAACTAATATGAAAAAGTGGTGCGATCAGGCTCCACGGGAAGAGGTAAGAGAATTTATAAAAAAATCTTTAAAAGAAAAGCTGGGGGCCAAGGGCATTCAAGCAGGTCCACCGTCCACTTATCTACTAACGGGAGGTTTGCCCGATATTGACATCTGCAAACAGATGTTCGGTAGTTATCGTGAGACCTGTCAGCATATCGATATGCTCCCCATGCTATCAGCGTCTTTACCAAAAGATTTTCAAAAAGATTATAGTGACACACCTATACTAATTGATACTAGGGAACAACAGCCATTATCTTTTATTAATTCTGACTTATTGAAATTGGATGTCGGTGATTATGCCGTAGGTGGCGATCTATACGACTATACATTTGTGGATAGGAAGTCTTACCAGGATTTTTGCTCTACTATTACAAATGGCTATTCGCGTTTTATAAAAGAGTTAGAAAGGTGCAGATCTATTGGTTGTTATCTTTATATAGTTACAGAAACAGCCTTTGATGATATGTGGGCTACTAATAGAAAAGGCTTCAAGAAGTTTAAACTAGATTATGTTTATCATCAGATGCGTTCTATACAATCTGAGTATACTGACTGCTGTCAATTTGTGTTTAGTGGTTCTAGAGAGAAAAGCGAGGAGCTTATACCCAAAATCCTTGTTTTAGGAAAGAAGCTATGGAAAGTAGATCTTCAATATTTTTGGGATAAAGAAATTAAAAAAGATGGCTTGGGAAACAGGAAAACAGAAACTTCACAGAGAGTACAAGGATATAAACAAAGTTATTCTAGAAAAAGAGGGGTATTTAGAAGAAACGGAAGCTAAGATTCTTCTTTACAAATTTTTTAGGGAGAACCCTTCTTTTGCTTGTGAATTACTTACAGGGGTAAAATTATTCCCTTTCCAACATATGGCTATCAAGTCCATGATGGAGTCCGATTACTTTTTGGGGATCTGGAGTCGCGGAATGTCCAAAAGCTTCTCTACAGGCGTTTTCGCGCTATTAGACGCTATTTTTAATCAAGGTGTTCAGATAGGTATTATTTCTAAGTCTTTTCGGCAATCTAAAATGATTTTTAAAAAGATAGAAGATATTGCTAAAAGCCCTAAAGCAACGTTCTTCGCCCAGTGTATAACTCGCACATCTAAAATGAATGATGAATGGGTTATGGAGATAGGTAGGAGCAGTATAAGAGCGCTACCTTTGGGTGATGGAGAAAAGTTGAGGGGTTTTCGTTTCCAACGAATGATTATTGACGAATTACTGTTGATGCCTGAAAAGATCTATAATGAGGTGATTATACCCTTTTTGTCTGTTGTGGAGAATCCTACTGAGAGACAAGAGGTATACGATCTAGAAACTAAGATGATAGAGCAGGGGAAGATGAAGGAGGATGAAAGAAAACGCTGGCCAAACAACAAAATCATTGGTTTATCTTCAGCTTCTTATAAATTTGAATATCTTTATAAAATATATCAGAAATACGAATCTTTAATCTTAAATGAAAACAATCAGGATGGAGCGCATAGGACAATAATGCATTTTAGTTATGATTGTGCGCCACAACAACTTTATGACCAAAGTTTAATCAATCAGTCTAAATCAACAATGAGTCAATCTCAGTTTGATAGAGAGTTTGGAGCTATTTTCACTGATGATAGCTCTGGATACTTTAAGGTCAGTAAAATGGCGGCTTGCACAGTCCCAGATGGAGAAGGGCAATCCGTAGAGGTAGTTGGTAACCCTAAAGATGAATACATCTTAGCTTTTGACCCATCATGGTCAGAGAGTGAGAGTTCTGATGATTTTGCTATGCTGCTTATAAAAATAAATAAGCAAACTAAAAAAGGCACGATAGTCCATAGCTATGCTCTTTCAGGCGCTAGCTTGAAGACTCATATTAAATATATGGCTTATGTAGTTACTCATTTTAATATAGCTGCAGTTGTTGGTGATTACAATGGAGGTGTACAATTTATTAACTCCTGTAATGAAAGTGATATATTTAAAAGAAAAAACCTTAATTTAGGAGTTATAGAGGCTGATTTGGATAAGTCTAAAGATTACAATAAAAACATACGAAGGCTTAGGAACCAATATAATAAATCAGATAAGAAGTTTGTTTTCTTGAGGAAGCCTACGTCTGCTTGGATTAGATTAGCTAACGAATCCCTACAATCAGCTTTTGATCACAAACGTATATTCTTTGCTGGCGCAGCTATGAATGATGATTATAACAATCAAAGAAAGTCTAGAGTGCCAATCGATCAGTTAAAATTCATAAGGAACGATATAAATGAAAAAGCGCCGAAAGGGGCTAGGATGATTGACTTTGTAGAACACCAGAGAGATATGATGGACTTAATCAAAGTTCAGTGCGCTATGGTTCAAATCACGACATCTTCACAAGGGACTCAAAGTTTCGACTTGCCCCCTAATCTAAGGAAACAGACAGGGGCAGACAAAGCTCGTAAAGACTCTTATTCTGCCTTGGTGCTAGGCAACTGGATGATGAATGTATTCTATGATATGGAATCAGACGACATATCAGATCAACAAAGTACCTTTACTCCAATGTTTATTTCTTAACTTTTAAAAGTTGAAAGTTAACTTTGAGGTGTAAGATAATTTGTATCTCATGTCAAAAAGAAAATATACTAAGCGCTCTGAATATTGGAAAAAATTTAATATTTCAGACCACCCATCTCATGATAGCGAAACAAGTGAGGAAATCTCACCAGAACTACTAGGAGAACCTTTTTACACTTCTGATGCTTCCTTCACTGGAGTATCCGAAGCTAGACGACAAAGTGCATCAACCAGCGGATTTTCTGGATCTAGAACAAACCGCGCAGCTTACACTAGTTTACATAATCGTTATTCCAGTATTAGATTAGGATTATTACCTTATGAATATTCTTCTGAGGGTGTAACTTGTCGAGATGCTATAGAACTTTGCCAAAAAGCCTATTGTAATGTAGCTGTATTCAGAAATGCAATAGATATTATGTCAGAGTTTACCAACACTGATATTTATCTAGAGGGTGGATCAAAAAAAAGCAGAGAATTCTTTTATGAATGGTTTAAAAAGGTTAATATAATAGCCCTTAAAGACCAATACTTCAGGGAGTATTATCGCAGCGGAAATGTCTTCCTCTATCGTATTGATGGTAAGTTCCAAGCAGATGACTATGCTAGACTTATTAACCAAGTTGGTTCAATTGGGACATCTACTAATAAAATACCTCTAAAATATATTTTACTAAACCCATATGATGTAATAGCTAAAAGAACCACGACTTTCACATATGGTGGGGTATATCAGAAAGTTTTATCTGAGTATGAATTAGCTAGATTAGCTAACCCACAGACAGAAGAAGATGTCGCTATATTTGAAGCTTTAGATGACGAAATTAAAGAATCTATAAAAAGAGGCTCCTTTACTAATAAAGGTATTAGTGTAGATCTAGATCCTAATAGACTTTCATATTCTTTCTATAAAAAACAAGACTATGAGCCATTTGCTATACCATTTGGTTTCCCA